GTTGGATAAGCCATGATGTTAACCTCTTAACAAAAAATTTAATTACCTTTACCAAAGTTGGTAACTTTTGTGGTGCGCTCGTTGAATAAAGGCATACGAGGATCGTTTTCGCGCATGAGGTTGTTGTCTACAGAATGCATCTGCGACCTAGTTTGGTTTTCGTAATAGTCATTACGCTCCTTAACTAGCTCTGACGGAGCCTTACAAAGCAGTAGTCCCCCCTGCAATATGTTGCCTTCAAACCTTTCGTCTTTGTCGGTCAATGCATATTCGGGGTGATCTTCGGCCTTAACAGGCTCCCAACCTTCACGTAGTTTGGAGGAGACGTTAGTGGCGTCTGTCTGACCTTGAGTAGATACACGTATCCAACGGAACTCATAGCCGTCCTGTGGCTCTGGCGAAGGTAATACCTCCGGGCGTTGCCACGAGCGTTTACGAGCGCCTGTGTCTCTGGTGGCGTGATCTCTCTTGATTCTGTTCTCAGCCATTAGTCGTTTCCTCTTTCTAATGCAGCCATCTGTTTGGCGTATTCTTGGGGAGTTATACCAAGACGTTTGGATAAAGCTACTTGTGTTGGCGTTAATCTAACCTTCTTAGGTTTGGTGCTCCGCGTAGCGGGTGCCACCACATTTGAACTTCGCTTCACTGTTTGCTTGGGAACTTCCTCCTCAAATTGGTCAGGGAACACTTGTCGCATACGAGCATCAATACGCTCGTAGTATTCGTTACTTCGGGGGTCTACCCCATCATTCACTAGCTTTTGATGCACGCCCAAAGCAAAACTTTGCATTTCGGGGTCGGTATCAAACCAAGAGTTACTTGCTCTCCACTCTTCGGCTCTAGTGTCTCGGTAGACCTCTTGGGTATCAGTTGATTCAGTGTCTTGTACAGGACTTTCTTCGTCCTGTAAAGCAGGTATTCTGAAGTTATTTAGACGTTCTGACTTTAACTTAGCGGAAGTTAGACTTTCCTGTGCGTCAACAACCGCCTCAGAATTGCCTTCTTCGTAAGCAACCTTATACGCCTGTTTTGCAGACTCCACTTCAGAGCTAGCGTTTTTCTTTGCTTGCTCTAGCAACGCTTCTTGGTTTTTAGCCACATTGCCTTTTAGCTCTTTGTTCTCGTCAACAAGTTTTTGAGCCAACCGCTCTAACTCTTGTCGCTCACGCTCGGCTGCTTCTTTAGCTCGCCGCTCATCATGGTAGCTTTTGCTAAAATGCTTGAGGCGGTTCTGAACCTTCTTAGAATAATTTTCTAATTCTTCTTCAGTAACATCACTGGGTGGCTCAGAAGGCTTACGGTTACGGTCTGCTACAGGAGTGTCATCGACAACCTCAATGTCAAACTCCTCTTCCGCTTCCGCTTCAACCTCAACTTCAGCCTCTTTGTAGTCTTCGGCTGTCTTTTTACCCGACGTATCAATCTCAACGGCACTGGAGTCTTCTACCTCCACCGTCAACTCCTGTTCTTCGTCATCAGGAAAACTAAATTCTACTTTTTGGAACGGCATAACTTACTCCTTATACTCTCTCAACACCACGAGGATCAGGTACAACAGCCTCAATAGAGTCATCGTTCATCAAACGATACTCTTTACCAGCTATAGAAAACCTAGTGCCCGTATTAGCACGAAACATTACATAGTCACCCTGCTTACACCAAGGGCCGGTAGGGAATCGGTCTGCATCAGAATAGGCTTGGTCGCCCATATCCAACACAAGGCCAATAATTGACATGACTTGTTCGTGGGTTTTTGTGGTAACAGATTTAAGTAAGTCTGTGCCTTCAAAAGTCTCTTCGACATGTGGCATAGCAATTAACACCTTATACCCCACAGGGTTAGGTATTTGTGCTTCAAACTCTTCTTCATTGACTATTGCTTCTGCAATATCAGTCATCTCCATACTCCAAGTTGCGCGAGAGGTCTTCTACATAGCCCAGACAGGTTTCGAGACCCCGAATTAAACCTGTGGTTTCCTTATACATGGAGAAGTCTTTTGCTCCTCCACTACTTAGAAATTGTAGTGCAGAGTCCTTGTCGGACTCGATTTTTTCTCTTAGCACGTCAAAGACGGTTTTAGCCATTATTGGCCTCTATTGTTATTAGAATCCTTCATCGCTTTTAGCAGATCTACGTCGGCCTTTGCGTTGTTCTTACGGCGCTCTGCGGCCATCTTTACGCCATCTTTCTTAGCTTCTAGCACTAACTCTTGTTCTTTAAGAGCTAGCTCGGCCTGATCTATTTGAGCATCTTGCATCTGGTCACGAGCTTTTAATTCCAGCTCTGCTTGCTTGACCTGTGCATCCATCTGATCCTTCTGCATCTTACGCTGCACTTCTTGCTGCTTGATCTGTAACTCTGCTTGCTGCATCTGAATAACAGGATCTTGAGCTTTCTGCTGCGCTTGCTGCTGTGCGGCCTGCTGCTGGTGTTGCTGAGTGAGCTGCTTGCCTGCATCTGCTACCAGCCTCGCCAAGTTTACCTCCACCTGCTCTGGCAACTGCTCGCCCGGAGGTGGTAGCGGTGCGCCTAGCTTCTCCTCTACCTGCTTGCGGTAACGGAAGCCAAGGTGTTCTGCAATGTGCGCCTGTAGCGCCGCCATAATCGGCTTTGCTTGGGGGTTTTGCCCAATAGACTGCATAATCATCGGGTCTTGCATAAACGCCGTGTGAGTCGCTATATGGGCGTCGTGGTCTTGGTATATGAACGCTTTCATCGGCTTGCCAACAAGCGCATCCATATTTTCGCTGACCGGATCGGTCGGTTTTGCGTCGTCCTCTGTAGGAACAAGTTTGTCCGCGTTTTTAACGCCTAATACTTCAATCATCTGCCGATGTAGCTGCGGTAAGTCATAGATCTGAGGCGCAGACTGTGACATCTGCAACACCGCCTGATACTGAACTACACGTTGAGCCATCGTAGAGCTGTTCGGATCACTGACGGGTATCACATCCACCATCATGTAATCGGATACACGGGCAGATACCGCGCCCCGATACGGCTGGTAGTCGTACTGCTCCGGTGCGTTCTCAGCCATGATCGCTTTGAGCATCTTAAACTCTTGCTTCATGGCGTAGTGAACACGCGCTTGTACCGCAGCCATAGGCTTCAAGGTACGTTCTAGGAGCGCCAGAGTCGTCCCTACAGGAGCGTTTGCTGACATGTCCGAAATGTTCATGTCGCTGATAGCACCCAGCCTACGGCCTTCTGTGGTGATCTGGTTGAGTAAAGCAAGTAGGGTCTGGCTAGGCTCCTTGTAAGGGAGCGGCATGATGTTGTCACGAATGCTGCCTGACGGCACATCCACATCCTTGAACTCTCCCGGCTCTATAGGAGTGTCATCACCCTTAATACGCAACCCACGAGACTTGAGACCTCCGGGCAGGTTAGACAACGTACCAGCGTCTACAAGCTGCCGTATGATGGAAGTACCCGCCTTAGCGTACCCCCCTATTATGTGTATAAGACCTAACCCGTAGAACCCAAATCCGGGCACATATACATAATGTACGAAGTGTTGACGCTTCAACATCAACTCATCTTCTTCGCTCCAGTTACGACGAATACCTAAAATCTTGTTGTTGCCGCGCTCTAGCGTCACAACGTAGGGCTTCGCTATCTGATCCTCTTCGTCACCGTCTTCTGCATCCACACCTTCTATAACTAAGTCGGCGTGTATCTCATACAACGTGAAGCGGTCATCGTCAGTGAGCGAATAGCCACCCTCTTCAGCCTTACGCTCTTCTATATCTGTGTGATACGGAGTCGGCTCGCCTAGCTCTACGTCTTTGTAGAACCCTACAGCCTGTAGCTTCTTCAGCTCGTTCTTAGTCTTACGCATGATATGCGTAACACGTTCTGCACTTTCTACATGCGATGCGCCGTATGGCACCACCACATCTTCTGCTGGTATGTATACAGCCGTTTGACGACCTATGTTTGGATCAAAATACACCTTCTTAAACGCACTACCAGCCAAGCCAAGGCTGTATAACAGGCGTTCATGTTCGGGCCTGTACTCCACCATGCGCTCAGTAAGCTCGTAGTTCATATCGGCTTTTACGCGCTGTGCAGCCTCTTCCTTGTCCTTAGTTTCTTCCCCAAGGACTTTTACCTTCACAGGGCCAGCGGCGGGGAACGTCTCAGACATAGTTTCCGCTTGAAAACGTATGGCCGCTTCAGCAAGAACTGTAGAGTACACACCACACGCGCCTTCCCACGGCTCAGTGCGCTCTTCGTATTTGAAGCCCAGCACATCCAAACCCTTGACGAACGTATCAGCCCAATCCTTNCGGCTGGCTATNTCTGAATCTACAAGACCAACAAGTTCTTCGGCTAAGGCAATGAGGTCACTGTCCTCCATCGCGTCTGCGATGTTATCTCCGAANTCAATGACATCNGTCTCGTCACCGCCGGGGATCAGTGTGATCTCCATACTGCCATCATCCANAGTCACTGCGTCTGGGTTGACNATCTCAATCTCAAGCGCACTTTCTTCTACAGCTTCTGTCTCAATGCCTTCGGGGGCAGCATACAAACCTTTTTCAATAGCCATAATAAATCTCTAGTAGTAGCCGCTTCCGCGCCTTTTGAAATACCGTTGTTCTTCAGGCTCATCTGTCGGTAGTCGTATAAAGCCACCCTGCCTAAATCTCATCAGTGCCATGACTGTCGAGTCAACTAAGTCATCATGGCTCATAAACGGAAATCCAGCAATCTCCTCTATAACCTCTTCTGCCCACCGTGTAGCAGGCACCCACACCAGACCAGACGCTACAATATCAGATACTGAGTTCAAGCGAGCTAGCTTATCACCTGACCCTCTGTGGGGGGTATACTCTGACACAGGCAACCCCATACGTCTCATCTCTTGGTACAGCGCAGTGCCCGATGACTTCTTCTCCACTATAAACGCATCTGGCTCCCACTCAGCATACTCCTCCATCGCCATCTCTTTAAGCTCTGGAAACTCCATCCTCTGCTTTATACTGTTCAGCAGGATGATGTTGTACGCCTCAGTCTCTTCATACAGGAACACACCCCACGTAGTAAGTGCGGTGAAATCGGCGCGGTTATGTTTTTCTGCTGCCGCATCCAATGACATGATTATGTATTCACACTGAGGCGGGTTCTCCTGCTCCCATATCTGCCACCACTCACGCTTGACCAGCGCAGCCTCTTCTGCCGTGGGCGTCTGCTGATACTGCGCGTTCCACTGGAATGTAGGCATAGACGCTTTAGTACGTAGAAGCGCGTCAAGATCAAAGAACTCAGGCCACAGCGGTTTCTCCACTATGTCGTCTGTCTCTTCGTCCTCTACTTCTAGTATGGCAGGGAATTCGACGACCTCGTACTCATCCGCCCGCTCATTCTGCGTCATGTCGCGTGTGACACGCCCAGTGAGGTCATCCATGTGCCATCTTGTCTGTATTATTGCAACACGGCCTCCCGGCATCAGACGAGTACGTGCTCCGAAGGTAAACCACTCGTAGGCTTTCTCAAATACAGAGAAATTACCGTTAATTACGTCCTGTTCTGAATGCGGGTCGTCCACCAACAGCAAATCTGCACCACGACCAGCCAGTGCAGAGCCAATACCGCAGGCGTAATACTCTCCACCCGTGTTTGTATTCCATCTACCGGCTGATTTTGAGTCACTTGCAAGCTGTACGGTGGAGAAAATGGCCTGATATGCGTCTGTAGAGATCAAATTTCGCACTTTTCGGCCAAAATCCACCGCTAAATCGGTGGTATGGGACACCATCATCACTTTTTTGCCCGGATTCCGCCCCAAAAACCACGCTGGGAAGAAAATAGACACGAGTTGGGACTTGCCGTGGCGTGGTGGGATGTTTACACAGATGCGATCCTTGTCTCCACGCTCAATAGACATGAGCAAATCAGCCAAAATGCGGTGATGTTTACCCACAATGTAGTCTGGCTGCATCCGTTTACAAAATTCTATGAGGTCATCGAAGGCTTCTTGGTTTGCTTTGCGTACAGCTAGCTCATCGACGATGCGATTTATCTCCACAACCTCTTTATCTGAGAAAGAATCTAAGTTATCCAGCATGTGCTGGACTTCTTCCTCAGTAAAATCGGGAACGGCCTCAAGCATCTGTATACTCTGCGTCCTCTATCACACCCTCATCCGGGTTCACCAACTTCTCTAGCTTACTACGTAACTTGTTACGCAGATCATCCGTAGATTGGTGTGTGACAGTGACTTCTGACTTCTCTGCAAACAACCCTACGTCTGAGATCTTACCTAGAAGCTCCAACGCACGGATGCGTATACGCGGGTCAGCATTCTCTGACTCCAGCAGGAGCTTGTTTGTAACTAGGTGTCGGATCTCGACGGCACTTTCTGCAACAGCGTGGCCGAACTCTTGGAGTATGTTATTTGTAAGTACGAGCGAGGCAGGTGTAAGCGCCGCCGTCTTCCGCGTGCTAGCGACCTTAGAAGTTTTCTCAGGATCGTCCGCATAAGCGACAGCAAGTTTTGCTGCCACGTCTTCATCTTCCTTGGAGGGTTCAATATCTAGTCCGTGTTCTGCAAGTTTCTGCGCCGTATTGCACGCCGCTGCCGCTCTCTCTTTGAGATCGACAAGAGATATGTCATCAGAATAAGGAACGCCGATTTCGGGTTCTATCAGTAACGTCATAAATTGTATGCAGACTCAGAGGTCGTTGGCGGCAATATACACAAAAAATTTTTATAGGTACAGGGACTTAAATTTTTAGGGTGGGGGGTCTCCTGTGTACAGAAAACCATTAGATGCTACCAGAAAACGTCAGGTGATGTACAAACTGAGGAAAATTGTGATTATTTGAGTAAATTAGTAATACATAGGCAGTGCGGAGTCACAAACAGTGCGCGGGGTGGTAAGGGGGCGGTGCCCTTTTTTGTGTAGGAATCCTACACTGATTCGCTGACCTAGGAAAAAACTTGCCTACAACACGTTATAGCGTAGTATTTATCAGGTCGGTTAACCGACATCACATAAACAAAACAGGAGACACGACGTGTCAAATAAAAAAGTAATTGATCTCAAGCCAGCAACATTCGACGCGATCTACGAACGCACTACTAGTTATTTTGAATCCGACTACGGGAAGCGCGACCATCTCGCCTATTTACTAGGTATGGAATGGTCGGCCAAATCGGCCAGATACGTGAGAGCGGATCACGCGCCGATCATCCGAGTTGAGGATTTATCCGCTAAGACAGCGAATCCGCAGAAATACGAGGCGCTTCGACTCGGCTATATCAACGCGAATAGCAACCGATTTGGTAATACCGCATTCGCGGATTTGTCCCTACGCGAGATCTCGGCAATGACGCGAGACGACGTTAAGGAACACAAATCAATTCTGGCAGATGGCAACAAAAAACCGCAGACAAAGGCGCAAATTGCCAGAGTCAAAAAGTTTACCGATGCCCAAGCCAGCGCACGCAATAAGGTCAGCTCGGGTATGGCGGACATGCGCGATACCGCAAACGTGATACTTGCCAAACCATCGCGTAAATCGGAATCGGCGAAATCCAAAGCGCCTACGCTCCCGCAGCCAGACACCGCGTCGGGTACTGATAGCACAACCCGTGGCGTCGTTGACGTTGAGATTGAATCGGGTACGGCGACGGAAGCCAAGAGCATATTGCCACCGGCAATTCGTGATCCGCGACTAACCCGCGTGCTAAACCATTGCGCGCAATTGGATGAAAAAGGACAGGCTGAATTTGTCGAAATTATGATCGACATAATGGAAAGCCTAGAATCTGGTGCGGCATATATTCTACAAAACAAAAAATAACCAACCCACCAACCACATGGCCCCGCTTCGGCGGGGCTTTTTTTTGTTTCTACGAAACC